GCGATTGTGGTGCCAATCGCCCATAAAAATTCCTGTATCACAGCCTTCCTCCTTTGCTTTAGCAATATACCAGTCTACAAAATCTTCACAATCTTGATTGTGTACATTACTGTTAGATTTCAATCCAAAGTGTATATCTGTAAAACAAGCTACTTTTTTAAATAAATTACTCACTAGCATCCTCATTGTGTCTTTTCAATGCTGCCGCATGTTCGCCAGCACCAGTTCTGCTATAACTAGGATTCATACCGTTGATTTCTAAAATATCATCTCGAATATTTTGATTGCGTTTTTCAATATTAATAACGCGAACAAAACTATTAGTAACCGCGGCAGTAAAATATGCAAAAGGGTTATCGGATTTGGATTCATCAAACTGTAGTCCTATCTGTGTTAGTTGCAAAATAGCCTGTCCCTTCATTTCGTCATTGTAAGTATAGCCACGAACGTTACCGCGAGTAGCATATCTTTCACACAATTTTAACATCATACGAGCTAAAGTGTTAGTAATTTGGCCAGCATCTTTATCAAACTTGCCCTTGACTAAATCACCCTTCCAATGACTTTTACCAACACAAATCAGTTCGTCTTTATCGTCAAATTTCCAATGCTGGAATGGAGGAAAGTTTACTTTGTCCCTGTGATCGGCAAGACTTTTTGGATTCTTCTTACGGGTATTGTTCAGCGGAATATGATCAAATGTCATAATTCTGAATACTAAGTCTGTCTTTGGTATTTTTTTATAATCAACTTCGCAATCAGCTTGTTTGATTTTTTCACCAGCTTTTTTTCGCTGTTGGTAATCGGCATCTCCTATGCGTTTTGCTCGATTCCGTTTGGCCTCTGCAATAGTTCGAATATTAATTTTGTCTACATTGGGCAAAATTATATCATATTGGTGATATTCGGGTTGAGTAAACACACAGTACGATGTTTTACTTCTATGTATTTCTAACAACATATCCTTGTTGTTTAGGTAATTTACTTTTGCAGTCATCCTTGTTCAGTCCTCTAATGATTAATTATAAACTACGCACTTAATAAAGTCAACTAAATATGTTACCAAAAGGAATATTAATTATGGGATTACTAGACTCACTAAATGCATCAAGCGGGTTATTAGGCGCCGCTTCAGGTGCAGTCAACACCGCTAAAAATCTAGGAGCCGCAATTGATACAGCATACAGCGCCAGCGGTGGTGATGTAATGGCCGCTATCCGAGCAGTTGATTTGCCGGCCGCAGGAGAAGCTATTGGCGATCTTACCAGTGCTGTTGCCAGCTTTGGTGGCGATGCAAATGCAAATGATTGGCGTGTTCGATTAAGCATGGCTAACTGGACAGCTTTCAAAACAAGTCCTGTGCTAAAACCATTGAAAGATGCAGGCGGTTTAGTATTTCCATATACTCCTAAGGTTTCATTTGGTACAAAGGCTAACTATCAAGCTGTTGAAACAATACATACCAATTATCTAATGCAGGCATTTAAAAATAGCGACCCTGGACACATAACTATTGATGCTCCTTTTTACGCAGAAGATGCTACGCAAGCTCTTTACTGGATTGCCGCCGTGCATTATTTACGCAGTCTTACCAAAATGTTTTCAGGAAATGATCCTAAGGCTGGAAATCCTCCTCCTATTATTTTCCTTAACGGTTATGGAAATTTTGTGTTTAAAAATATTCCAGTAATCGTAACCGATGTTAAGATTACATTACCAAATGATTGCGACTATATTGGTTGTGATGTAGTTGGAAGTGCTGCCGGAGAAGTAGAAGGAGTTGCAGACAGCATTGGCGGGCTAGCCAGCATGGGCGCTGGTTTACTAGGTGGCGATTCGGCACTTGGAGGAATACTAAGCGGAGTCAGTAGTATTGCCGGTGGTGTTGGCCAAGTAGCAGGACTACTTGGATCGTTTGGTATTGGTGGAACAACTAGTGGCGGAGTCGCACACGTTCCAGTCAAAAGTACAATTAACGTTACAGTACAACCGATATACAGTAGAAATAGTGTTCGCAACTTTAGTCTTGACAGATTTGTCGGTGGCGGCTATTTAAACAATTCATTTGGATACGTATAATCATGCCAGCACAATATACAAATACTAGTCCTTGGTATAATACTAAGATAAAACAGAATTATTTAGATATACTGACCATTAGACCAGTTGCGGCTGACAACGATGATTTTTTGTATACAATACAACCGCAGTATTCGCACAGACCAGATTTACTAGCCAATGACTTGTATGGTCAAAGCAATTTATGGTGGGTGTTTATACAACGTAATCTTGATGTATTACAAGATCCTATTTTAGATTTTGTACCAGGTGTACAAATTTATATTCCCAAAGGTAGAAATTTAAATTCAGTGTTAGGATTATAGTATGAGTTTTGACGGAATTCCAGGTGTAGTAGATTCAGCGACCCGCACTGTCGAAGCAGGTGCTAATGCAGCCAAGACTTTTTTGTCAGAAGGTCCAGCTAATGCATTGACAACATTAACTGGCAGTTTAGGAGATCTTGGTAATTTTATTAAAAAATTAGGAGGTGTTAAATTACCTCTTCCAAATCCTTTATTTGGTTATGCTAGTTACACCTATGTAATAGGTATTGGTTGTCTTACAGATGACGAACTTAATTATCCTGACACCTCCTATAAGATAGGAAAAAAAATTGCGCTAGTATGCAAGTCTGCAAATGCTGATCCTTCTAATCGTGTAAACACTCCCTACGGCAAGTTTGATTTTTTTATAGATAACCTAGTTCTTGAACAACAAATAGGTTTCATGGCAGCATGTGATCAAACTAACGTACAAAATTTCAGTTTTAATATTATTGAACCCTATAGTATGGGTTTGTTTCCACTCAGCTGTCAAACAATAGCACAGGAGTTAGGCCATGATAACTGGCGTGAAGCTCCGTTTGTACTTACTATAGATTTTAGGGGTAACACAGAATCTGGAAAAATAATTAAAATTCCAGGATGTAGTAGACAGATACCATTTAGTTTTCAAACTATGGACATGACAGTCAATGAAAAAGGATCTGTATATAAATGTACAGCAATGGCTTATAATGTATTTGCCCTTACAGACGATGTTAATCTTTTTAAAAATGATGTAAGCATTAGCGGTAAAACTATACAAGAAATATTGCAGTCTGGAGATAATAGTTTACAAGCAGTGCTGAATGAAAAACTCAAACAAACTGCAATACAGGCAAACTTTGAAACTCCAGACGAAGTTCTTATTTTATTTCCTTTAGATACTGCCAGTGCATCTAGTCCTAGTCAAAGTTCTGATAATACAGAAACTACGGATGCAGCCACAGTAAGCGAATCAGATGTAGCCAGCGCAAGCGCATTGTATGAACAACTAGGAGTAACTAGAAGCACAGTTAATCCAAATCTTATTCAAGATCCTGCAACTTGTAACAATATAGGTATTGCAGATCTTGGATTTGACGAAGTAAGAAAAGGTATTGCACCAAGTGGAGCAACTGATAAAGTATATAACAGTAAAACAGGTATCTTTGATAGAAGTAAATTAACGTCTGATATCAAACTAAGCGAAATGAAATTTGGACAAGATACCAAGATTACTACTGCTATAAATCAAGTGATATTACAAAGTGGATTTGTCAATGACGCTCTAGACAACGACAATATCACACCTGAAGGTTACAGAGGTTGGTATCGAATTGATACTAAAGTTTATAATATAGGTTCGGTGAATAAAAACAGCGGTATTAAACCTAAGTTAGTTGTCTACAGAGTAGTTCCTTATGCGGTACACAGCAGTAGACTAACTCCTCCTAACACACCTGGTATAGGATTAAGCGAAGGTGGCCCACTAGAGCAAGAAGCAGTTAAAGAATACAACTATATCTACACCGGTAAAAATGTTGATATTATGAAATTTGAAATTAAATATGATGCTGGTTTTTCAATGATTATGGGTTCTGATGCTTTGGAAAGAACTCAAGATAGCGTGACAGAAAAACAAACAGGCGGCTCAGACGAAAAAACAAAAAAGAATATAAAGGCAATGCCAGACGGCCAAGACCCTAGTAAAAAGATTGGAGTTATGCCAACAATACTACGTTGGGTTAATACTCTTACTGGTCAAGATCGTCGGGGTGGCGGCGGTGCAGAAGGTCAAGCTCAACGTGCCGCAAAAATGTTCCAGATGGCATTAGAAAATCCTCTTGATATGTATAATTTAGAAATGGAGATTGTGGGAGATCCTTATTATATTGCACAAAGCGGCACTGGCAATTATACATCTGCTTGTACACAATATAAGAATCTAAATTCTGATGGTACTATAAATTATGAAAACGGCGAAGTGGATATTAAGATCAATTTTAGAACTCCTATAGATATTAATCAAAGCACTGGATTATACGATTTTGGCAAATCAAAATCAGTGCCATTAAAACATTTCAGCGGATTGTATTGTGTAACAGATTTAACAAGCAAATTTAGTGGCGGAGTTTTTACACAAGTATTAAAAGGTTTCCGCAGACCGTTGTACGGAGATTTATTTGAATCAACACCTGACCAAATGTTTGGAATTTCAAATAAGAAAGAAGAACCACCTAATACAGATCCAGATGAGGTAACACCATAATGGGAGATAAAAATTACGTATCGGCAGAATCTCCTGAACAACGCCCAGGCCCTTATTTGGCAAAAGTCATGAGTCATCTAGACAGTACCTATATGGGAATGTTACAGGTGCAAATATTAAGACCTACTGGTAATACTGGTTCCGATGGACAAACCCATCAAGTAAAATATATGAGTCCGTTCTGGGGACAGACAAGTGCAGACTTTATCAAAGAAGATCCTGACAACTATAACAACACACAAAAAAGTTATGGAATGTGGATGGTACCTCCCGATGTCGGTTCTACTGTTATTGTAATTTTTATTGATGGAGATCCAAAACGCGGTTATTGGATAGGTTGTGTTCCTGATGAAAATATGAATTTTATGGTTCCAGGAATAGCCGCAACACAGAATGTAGTAGAAGGCGGCGACCGCGCACCTGTAGCAGAGTATAATAAAAAACTTAATAACAGTAGTGCAGATCCAACACAATTTAAAAAACCTAAACATCCTCTAGCAGATGTGTTAACAACACAGGGTTTATTAAAAGACGATATTAGAGGAATCACAACTAGTAGTGCTCGTAGAGAAACTCCTAGTTCAGTATTTGGTATCAGCACCCCTGGGCCAGTAGATAAACGACCTGGTGCAACTAGAGGCGCAATTGGTAGTACTACTAGCAGAGTTCCAAATGCGTTTGTCAGCAGGCTTGGCGGATCGACATTTGTTATGGATGACGGCGACGACAAATTTTTGCGTAAAACGAAACCAAGCGATGGTCCGCCAGAATATGCCGCGGTAGAGCAGGGAGAAACCGGTGGACTCAATACAATCCCACACAACGAACTAGTACGTATTCGTACTCGTACCGGACATCAAATTCTTCTACATAACAGTGAAGATTTAATCTATATAGGTAATGCTAGAGGAACCACATGGATTGAATTGACTAGTAATGGTAAGATTGACATCTATGCCGCAGATGATATCAGTATGCACACCAAAGGTAACTTTAATGTAACTGCTGATAAGGATATTAATTTAACTAGTACTGGCGGAAATGTTAATATTAAATCTAGCGGTAATACTAATATAGGCCCAGGCGGAAACTTTAATGTTAAACCTGGTGGATCTGCTAATATTAATCCAGGCGGCAATTGCAACATACTAGCTGGAAGTACTTCTATAGATGGTGGAACTATTAACTTAAATTCAGGAACAGCTGGCGGAGCCGCAGCCGCAACAGCGGCTACTCGAGTACCAAACGCAGAACCTTGGGCAGGACATGAAAATTTACACGGTGCCTCACTAAAATATACAACTAAAACAGATACCTTTAATAAGGTTAAAGGAGCAGACTAATGAGTCAACTATATAGTAAAGTAACCCTTCCGGCAAGGCCTAATACAACTCCAGCTACACCACAAATGTATAGAGGTTTTAGTACAGTTGCAACTAATACACAAAATTTTACACTGTATGATTTTGATTTAATCAAGCAAGACCTGATCAATCATTTTTATATTCGTAAGGGCGAGCGATTAATGCAACCAGGGTTTGGAACCATCATTTGGGACCTTTTATTTGAACCATTAACAGAACAACTTAAAGATCTCATCTTACAAAACGTTAACGAAATTCTTAATTACGATCCTAGAATACAAGCAGAAAACGTACTTATAACACCCTACGACACCGGTTTACAAATCGAAGCAAATTTAAAATATATTCCTTATAATATTAGCCAGACTCTAAAACTACAATTTGATCAAGCTAACGGTCTACTGACACAATAAAGTGCGCATAGAATTTTAATCAATAAATACTGATATTAGGACACATTATGAGCGCCACGGATAGACAAAATAACCTGCTAGTAAACCAAGATTGGCATAAAATTTATCAGTCATTTAAGAATGCAGATTTCCAAAGTTACGACTTTGAAAATTTACGTCGCACAATGATCGACTACATCCGTACAAATTTTCCAGAAGATTTTAATGACTATATAGAAAGTTCAGAGTATCTAGCATTAATTGATATTATTGCATTCGTAGGACAAAGCATTGCTTTCCGTACCGACTTAAATGCTCGTGAAAACTTTCTAGAACTGGCAGAGCGTCGTGATAGCGTATTACGTTTATCAAGAATGTTAGGTTACAATGCCAATAGAAACATGGCAGCAAAGGGATTGCTTAAATTTCATACAGTTTCCACATCTGAAACTGTGTTAGACAGCAACGGTATTAATATGAGTGGCCAAGTTATTACTTGGAACGATCCAAGTAATCCTAACTGGTACGATCAGTTTATTAAAGTAATTAATGCAAGTTTGCCCAAGACTCAGCAGTTTGGCAGTCCAATTGATCAAGCAAACATTTATAATATTGCAACTAGTCAGTATCGGTTTAACGGTACTAACACTAATGTTCCTGTATTTTCTTTTACCAAGACTGTTGCTGGTCGTAGTATGAATTTTGAAATAACTAGTACAACTTTTAGCGGGAAAACTTATATCTATGAAGAACCTCCTAAAGTTGGAAACGGTCTAGCTTTTATATACAAAGATGACGGCTACGGCGCCGGCAGTACCAATACTGGTTTCTTTTTAAATTTTACACAAGGTTCATTGAATCAAGGTACATTTCAAATTACACAGCCTAGTACAAATGAAATAGTAGATATCAACACACAGAATATTAATAACTCTGATGTATGGCTATACAAACTAGATCAAAATACGGGTGCTGAAAACACATTATGGACACAAGTTCCTGCACTTACTGGTAATAATGTTATCTATAATAGTTTAAGTAAAAAAATAAAATCTATCTACAGCGTAATCACAAGAGCTGGAGATTCTATCAGTCTTGGATTTGGTGATGGAACATTTGGCGATCTACCATTAGGCAATTTTAGAGCTTACTATCGTGTTAGCAACGGATTAACATATACTGTCAATCCAAGTGACATTATAAATGTGTCAATAAGTATCCCTTACTATTCAGCAAGAAATCAAATTGAAACATTATCAGTGACTTTAAGTTTGGCAGCTAGTGTTAATAATGCTAGTGTAGCTGAAACTAATGCTAATATTAAAACTAATGCTCCGCAAACTTATTATACACAAAATAGAATGGTTACTGGAGAAGATTATAATATTAGTCCTTTAGCAGTAACACAAAAGGTTGCAAAAGTTAAAGCAATTAATCGTTCTAGTAGCGGTATCAGTAGATATTTTGATTTAGTAGACCCAACAGGAAAATATTCAAGTACAAATTTATTTGCAGACGACGGCATCTTATATCAAGAGCCTTATATTTCTACTACAAATTTTTCTTATCTAACTAAAACAGATATTGAAGGAATTGTTTACAATACTGTGTTCCAGTTACTAGATGATCCAAATTTACGTAATTTTTATTATTCAAATTTTATTAATTACATTAGCGAAAGTTTAAACATTGCGTGGTATAAAACAACTACTGATAGTAATAGTTCTACTGGTTATATTGGATCAGCGGTTGATGCCGCACCTTATAAGTTAGGTTCTTATACTAGTACAGATTTAAAATATTTTACAGCCGGCGCCTTAATAAAATTTACAGCCGCATCGGTTGACGGTGTGCCAAGATATTTTGATACAAACAACAATAATGCTGTAGTTCTTGCTAGTTCAAACATGAAAGGACTAGTTAGTTACTTGTGGGCACAAGTTATTTCAGTAACAACAGATGGCACTGGAACAGGCAAGGGCGTGTTGTCTACAGGATTTGGTGCAGTAACAATGAGTGCAATTATCCCGTCAGGTGCAGTTGTTAGTCAAATTATTCCAAAATTAAATGTAACAATTACAAGTAGTGTAATCACTACAATGATAGATTTAATATTCAATAATAAACCATTCGGATTGCGTTACGATGCAACAACACAAAGTTGGCAGATAATCTTTGAAACTAATCTTAATGCATCCGGTGCATTTAATCTTGGAAGTCAAGGCGACACAACAAATACCCAGCAAGATTCTAGTTGGATTTTATTGTTTACAACTAACAACGAAACATATACAATTTCTAGTAGACTACTAAGATACATATTTGAAAGTAATCAGGAAGTAACATTCTATTTTGACACCACAGTCAAAGTTTACGATACAGTATCTAGCAATACTATTGTAGATCAATTAAAAGTATTAAGTATTAATACACAACCGGATAATACTAGTCCTTTTACAGTTGATGCCGCTTGGCAAATTGTTTCAGAGTACAACGGGCTTGACGGGTATATTGATCCAAGTAAAATTGTTATAACATTTGCAGATTCACGTAATGATGGAGTAGTTGACAATCCACAACTATTTTTAGACATTGTTTCTCCTAACACAAACCCATTGACAAAATATATTGTCCAAGAAAAATATCTGATAAGTCAGGGTCAGGAAGATTATCGTTATGTTAGTAATGCAACTGGTATCGTTTTAATTTTTAGTACACAAAGTAACGTAGGTGCATTATCTCAATATACAGACGGTCAGTATTTTTATTTTGTAGACAAACAAGTTGTTAAAAAATATGATGCTGTAACTAGTACATTAATTCCAACATTGGATTACAAAGTTTATGTTGGTCGCGATAATTTAAAATTTCAGTATATTCATAATGCAGATTACGATAGTAGAATTGATCCAGGCGCAAGCAATATTATGGATGTATATGTATTGACTAAAGATTACGATACACAATTTAGACAGTGGCTGTCTGGAGCAAATATTACTGAACCGTTACCACCAAGTAGTAGCGAGTTAAATAGTTTATTATCAACAGAACTAAATTTAATTAAATCTATATCAGATGAGATTGTATATCATCCTGTTGATTATATTTTATTATTTGGTAGCAAAGCTGATTTTAATTTACAAGCAAGTTTCAATGTAGTTAAAAATGTAAGTAGTACTGCTAGTAATAACGATATTATTGCTCGTATTATTACAGCGTTCACTGAATTTTTTGCATTAGAAAATTGGAATTTTGGCGATACCTTTTATTTTACAGAATTATCCACATACGTATTAACACAACTAAGTCCAGATATTACTAGTTTTGTTATTGTTCCTAAGCAAGGCAATTTATACTTTGGCAGTTTATTTGAAATTCAATGCCCTAGTAGCAAGATATTCGTCAGTTGTGCTACTGCAACCGATATCAATGTAGTAGCTGGTTTGACATCTGACAATATTAAAACTGTAACAGGTGCAGGCTTGAATTCTGTAGTATCATCACAAAACATAACTAGTGCATCGTTCGGAGTAACTAATGGCCAATAATACGGACCCAACTGGAAACAATGGCCTAACGGCAAATTTTCTCCCTGATTTTTATAAGACTCCTGCAAACAAGAAATTTTTACAGGCAACACTGGACCAATTATATCAACCAGGTACTGTTAAAAAAATTAACGGATATGTGGGTAGAGAAAATGCAAAAAGTGCCACAGGGACTGATTTATATATTACTGCGGCTAGCTCAGTTCGTCAAAATTATCAATTAGAACCCGGTATGACTATTACCGATGATATTGGTAATACAACATTTTTTAAAGACTATATTGATTATATTAATCAAATAAGTGTATTTGGTGGTAATACTAATAATCATGCACGATTAAACAAACAAGAATTTTATTCTTGGGATCCACATATTGACTGGGACAAGTTTGTAAATTTTCAAAACTATTATTGGTTACCATACGGTCCTGATACAATTGAAGTATTTGGCCAACAAAAAAATATACAAAGTACATATACTGTAACAGTTGAACATGAAATTAATAATAATCAATATTTGTTCACTCCTAACGGATTTACACGTAATCCTGTATTAAAATTATACAGAGGTCAAACATACACTTTTGAAATTGATAGTCTAGGCAATCCGTTTAGTATAAAAACTGAAAGAAGTTTAGGTAAGGACAATCGTTTCATAACTGATACAATCGATAATTATGGTGTAGAATCTGGAAGCATAACATTCAAAGTACCGTTAGATGCTCCAACAATTTTATACTATCAAAGTGAAACTGATTTAAATCTTGGCGGAGCAATACAAGTATTATCTATTAAAGAAGACACATATATTGATGTTGCCGCTGAAATTTTAGGAAAGAAATATTACAAATTAGCAGATGGCACAGCATTGAGTAATGGAATGAAGTTACGATTCTCCGGAAATGTAACTCCTGCAAACTACGCTATTGGTGAATTTTATGTTGAAGGCGTAGGAGTTGCTATTCGTTTAATTTCTTCTAAAGATTTAGAATTAATTAATTCTTATACCGCAGAACAAACAATACCTTTTGACAGTGATAAATTTGATACTAATCCTTTTAGCGATGCTACTGGTTTTGCAGGTGAGCATGACTACATTGTAATAAATCGTGCTAGTCAGGATAAAAATAACTGGAGTCGTTATAACCGCTGGTTCCATAAAGATGTGCTTATTGCTAGTGCCGCATATAATGGACAAGTTGCAAGTTTAGATCAAACTGCTAGAGCGGTTAGACCTATTATAGAATTTGAAGCTAATTTAAAATTATTTAATTCTGGAACAACTGCAATTATTGATATTGATGTTATTGATCAATTTACAACAGATGCATTTTCAAATGTTGAAGGGTCGTTCGGATATCACGTCGATGGCCAACCTGTGACTAACGGCCAGCATATTATTTTTACAGCCGACACAGATCGATTAGTAAAAAATAAAATTTATCGAATTGATTTTGTGGATGTAATTCATCTTAGTTCGGGTAGTAAACAGATACATTTAGTTGAAATTGCAGAACCTGCACTAAATCAAGTTGCACTAATTCGTACAGGCGTGACAAACCAGGGAACCTCTTATTGGTATAATGGTACTAGCTGGATAAAAGCGCAACAGAAAACAGCAGTTAACCAAGCTCCTTTGTTTGATATTGTAGATGAAAATGGTATAAGTTATGGTGATAATACTGTATATAATGGTTCAACATTTAAAGGTACACAATTATTTTCTTATAAAATAGGATCTGGTATTTCTGACAGCATGTTAGGTTTCCCGTTGTCTTATCGAAACATTAGTAACATTGGGGATATTGTTTTTAATTTTAATCTTGCTACTGATAGTTTTCAGTACAAGCAGACTATTGATATTATCACCAAGTATACAAATAACGGATATCTTGTAAGTCAGACGTTTGCAGGTGTAACGAAATATCTAAACGGTTGGCAAACCTGCACAGCACCTAATGTTCAATCGGCTGTTAGAATTTACAAAAATTCTGGGAAGACTAATAATTTTGATATTGATATTTTTGATAATATTGAAAAGTTATCTGATCTTGTTGTTAAAATTTATATTAATGGACATAGATTAGATAAAGCTAACTGGTCAGTAATAGATGGTAACTATTATAAGCAAGTAGTATTAAACACTGATATTGCCTTATCCGATGTATTGACTATTCGTGCATTTACCTCCCAGCCAGTAAACGATAACGGATATTATGAAATTCCAGTTAACTTACAAAATAATCCATTGAATAATGCAATGGGAGACTTTACACTGGGCGAAGTTATTGACCATGTAAATTCTATCGTAGATAATCTTGACATGTTTATAGGAACATTTCCAGGGCCTGGTAATTTAAGAGACCTTGGAAATGTTACACAATATGGCACTAAATTTGTACAGCATAGCGGCCCAATGAGCCTTGCATTGTATCATATTACAAATCAATCAAACAACGTTATAAGAAGCATTGAACAAGCAAGAGATGACTACAATAGTTTTAAAAGAAACTTTATAAAAATAGCCGGATCGCTTGGGATTGATGGTGATCCTGCTACCATTGTAGAACTAGTTTTACAAACAATCAATAAAGACAAACCAAAAACATCGCCTTATTATTTCAGCGATATGATTCCGTACGGTGCGTCTATTAAAACTAATTTAACTGTAGTTGATTACAGAATCAAAACATATCCATTGTCTAATGTGTTTACGTTAGATTCATTGTCAAACAAAGCTGTTGGAGTTTATTTAAACGGATCACAACTTGTATATGGACAAGATTATACTTTTAGTAGTCAAGGATTTGTTGTAATAACACCATCGGTGGTAATGAACAACGGCGACACTATTACTACTATCGAGTATGATAATACAGATGGATGTTATGTTCCAGCAACTCCTACTAAGATGGGTATGTGGCCAAAGTATGTTCCACAAATTTACACAGATACAAGTTTAGTAACTCCTCGATTAATGATACAAGGGCACGATGGAAGCCAAGTATTAGCCTACGGCGATTATAGAGATAATTTAATTTTAGAATTAGAAAAACGTATTTTTAATAATATTAAAGTCAATTACGATCCTTCTATTTTTGATATATCAGATATTATCCCTAGTTATAATAGATCAAATGATTACAGTCTAGCCGAGTTTAATCAAGTATTAGCGCCTAGTTTTTATAAGTGGACTAGTTTAGCTGGTAGAGATTTTACAAAACCTTTAAGTTACGATATTAATAATTCGTTCACTTATAATTATACAAACAGTTCAGCACCAGATGGTACAAGTGTACCGGGTTATTGGAGAGGTGTCTATCGTTATCTTTTAGATACCGATCGTCCTAATTTAACTCCTTGGGAAATGTTGGGTTATAGTTTACAACCAAGCTGGTGGGTATCCGTATATGGCCCATCACCATATACAGGTGATAATTTACCTATGTGGCAAGATATTGCAGATGGTATTATTCGTGAACCAGGTAAAGCACCAGTTAAAGTTCCTAAGTATGCTAAACCTTTCCTAACAGGACGTATTCCTGTAGATAGCGATGGGCTTTTAAAAAGTCCGTTAGCTTGCGGATTGGCATTAGGCCCTATTACAAGCGGTGTTGATGCAAATTTTGTATTTGGAGATGTAAGCCCAGTTGAAGCCGCTTGGCGCCGTAGTAGCCACTATCCTTTTAGTGTAATTTTATCTACGACACTGTTGACACCTGCAAAAACTTTTGGTATCTTATTAGATCGTTCTCGAGTTGTACGTAATCTAGCAGGTCAATTAATTTATAAAGACACTGGTTTGCGTATTAATCCAACTAATGTTATATTACCGAGCATTTATACAAGTACAGTTCGCGTTCAGACTGCGGGACTTGCAAATTATATTGTTGACCATATTTTAAATTTTATTTTTAGTAACAATATAAAATCTTATAACACTTATGTTTCTGATTTAAAAACAATACAAGCACAGTTGTCATACAGACTTGGAGCATTTAGTAGTAAAGATCAGTTTAATTTGTTGTTAGATAGCAAAACACCTTTGAGTACTGGTAGTGTATTTGTTCCTAAAGAAAATTTTAAAGTTTCTCTAAATACTTCTAGTCCAATAAAGAAAATAACATACAGCGGCGTTATTATTACTAAACTTCAAAGTGGATTTGAAGTAAAGGGATATAGTAAAACACAACCATATTTTAATTATTATACTTGGATTCAATCAGGTAATACTATAAATGTAGGTGGAATAAGCGAAAACTATAGTATGTGGACTACTGGACAACAATACCCAATGGGATCAGTTGTTCAATATGGTGGTGTATTTTATCGAGCAACTGTTACTACTACAGCAGGTGCAGGATTCGATACTTCATATTTTGCAAAATTATCTAGTTTACCAATAGTTGGCGGACAAACTGCTACCTTAAGAAAACTATGGGATAAGAATGATGTAATTACAGTCCCATATGGTACTGAGTTTGCTAAAATACAAGATGTTGTAGATTTCCTACAAGGTTACGGCGAATATTTAAAAGATCAAGGATTTATATTCGATGATTTTAATAATACCCTAGCAACCGTATCGAACTGGGAAACCAGTGTTAAAGAATTTTTATTCTGGACTACACAGAACTGGAGTACAGGCCAGGACAAGTGGAGCGACTGGAGAGCAAATCAACCAGTACCATACGGAAGTATTGTTCGTTATAACGGCGATTATTATAGTGCATCATACGCTATTGCACCTTCTGATATTTTTGAACCTGAAAAATATAGTAAATTAGAAGGACTAAGCGAAGTAGGTGCAAGTGTTATTAGTTTAAGTCCAGCCGCAATCAAATTAACATTTGAAACTCCAACAGCAGTAGTTGATAATATTAGTAATCCGTTTTACGATTATGAAATTTTTAAAGTTGACGGTACACCTATATCTCCTTTATTCTTAGATAGTTATAGAGAAGGTAATATTGTTAGCTATTCTCCAAGAACAACTGATGGGATATACGGTGCAAGTTTTTATCTAGTACAAAATGAACAAGTAGTATTATTGGATAATAATACAATTTTTAACGACATTGTTTATAACCCAGAAAGCGGATATAGGCAAGAGCGCATCAAAGTATCTGGACATACTAGCATTGATTGGTATGGTGGTCTTGATGTTCCAGGATTTATATTTGACCAAGCAAATATTCAAACTTGGCAACCTTGGCAAGATTATGCACTTGGCGACATTGTAGGATTTCAAGGTTATTATTATAGTGCAACTACAGCATTACCTGGAACAGAAACTTTTAATTCAGCAAACTGGTCACGTTTAACTAAGAAACCAACAGCAAAATTAATTCCAAACTGGACCTATAAAGCTAGTCAGTTTACAGATTTTTATAACCTAGATAGCGATAACTTTGATTCAGATCAGCAAAAAGTTGCTCAACATTTAATTGGATATCAAAAACGTCAGTACCTTGACAACATTATCAGAGATGATGTTAGTGAATTTAAATTCTATCAAGGTATGATTCGTGAAAAGGGCACATTAAATGTTTTAAACAAACTATTTGATGTTCTTAGTAGCGAAAACAAAGAAAGTTTAACATTCTATGAAGAATGGGCGTTGCGTGTTGGACAATACGGCGCGGCAAATGCATTTGAAAATATTGAATTTATTCTAGACGAAGGATTATTTAAACTTAACCCTCAAGGTTTTGCATTATTCAATAGTACAAATGTAGATTTGCTTGGCACATTTATCATACAACAAAAGACCTCAGACGTATATCTAAAACCGTTAGGCTATAATTCAACACCTTGGCCCATGCTTGAAAACTACAATCCGTTTTTACGCAGTGCCGGTTATGTAAATGCTTCGGAAGTATTTTTAAGTATTGGTTATATTGAAGAAATCGTCAATTACGATATTGATACCTTCCAGGAAGGATCGTATATCTGGGTAACATTCGATGGCCCGAGTTGGAATGTTTTTAGATTTACTGATACACATACCGTAGTAACAAATGTTACCTATGCAACTAACACAAAAATATTAACAATAACAACACATGATATTGTTAAATTTACAGTTGGATCGTATATTGGATTATCACAAGTTCCATTATTAAAAGGCTTTTATAAGATTGCAAGTGTATCTTTAAATACTTTTACTATTTTGGCTGATATTACTGGGTTCCCAAGTACATTTACACAAAATGGACAACTAGTAATTTGTGCATTAGTGACACAACGTACACAATCGATTGATACAATTGATGCTGTTCTTACTAACAAACTATATCCTAACGAACTAATCTGGACCGACGATAATGGCGCAGGCAAATGGACTACTTGGAAGTATAATCCTGTTTATGCTATTGCCAACTTAAACAATAGTGCTCCGCAAGATCAATTACGTTTTGGCCAAGTGATTGCTATTAATAGTCAAGGTAACGTTGCCGCAATCGGATCTTCGATTGGCGAAATTATCACCTACGACAAAGCAAGTGTAGATGCAGAATGGGTACAGCGTCAAGTAATTACAGCACCATTTATTGCAACTAACACAGTATCTGTAACAATAGGAACTACTACAGCAGGAAGTAAAACTGTAGCAATGACTTCTGCACAAACTTATATGATAGGTGGTATAATAGAAGGTTCTGGTATTCCAGTAGATACGTTAATCACCGCAGTTAATGTTGGTGTTAGTATTACTATTGGACAAAAAGCAGTATCTACTAATACAAACAGCACATATACTATTATTACAAATCCAAATCCAAGTAGTGTAAGTGCTACTAACATACTGATTTCTAATGATGGCAGTTATATGGTTACCGGAAGCCCACTAGCTGGATCTGCGGTAACAAATTATTTTGGAGCATATGATTCTACAGTAATCTACGGCCCCGGTGCAATCGTATCCTATAATAGTTTATTCTATCAAGCAGTTGTAGTAGTATCTGCTAATACAGCCCCAACTGCAATATCTACATATTGGAAACCTATCTATTATATTCCAGTTAGCAGTTATGGTACTTGGGATCAAACAGTAATTTATCCTACTAATACAGTTGTAATTTATAAAGGTAAAATATATAAATCAACAAGAAAAATTTACGGAAAAGTAGATGTAACAGTCACCAGTACAATCGCCGGTAATCAGCTAGTTACCGCAGATACTAGTGTATTAGCACCAGGATATCAAATTGTCTTTTCAGGTAATGTATATGGTGGGGTTACTGCCGGAGTAACTTATTATATATTAGATGTTCTCGATTCTAAACATTTTAGATTAACTGCGGCTCAAGGCGGAACAATTCCGGTAACACTAACCTATGCATCTGGATTAATGACAGGTACACAACAAGGACAGTTGTCTCCAGATTCTGGAAACGGCCAGTGGACTTTGCAATCAACACAAGCCGGCCCAGCTGGTCAAGGTGTAATTAGTTTATATAAGAAAGATGCCAACAATATCTTTAATCTAGTAGACACCATAGTAAGTCCTTACCCTGCGGCAAATGAAAATTTTGGATCTACATTTGCATTTAGTAATGACACATTATATGTTTCTGCTCCAGGTTATGGTTTTGTTCCTGCAGGCCCTAATAATAATCCTCCAGCAGTTCAGCCTTACGGCCGTGTGTATAAGTTAAAATATTCAACTGTAGTGCAAGCACAGTCTGCATATAATCCAGTTGGTAGTGCCGAATCAACATTACGTGTAACATCTACAGCTGGCGTCCGTGCTGGTATGTATGTGCTAGGAACTGGTTTTACAGGCGATCAAACAGTAATTAGTGTTGTTGATTCAACAACAGTATTACTCAGCGGTAGTCCTAATTCTACACCTGATGGTATTATTAAATTTGCAGTTATTGGTTGGGGGTATGATTTAACCGGTACTCGTACTGGTACTACTCCTGGACAAAAATTTGGTAACACGTTAGCTATTAGTAATGACAAAACAACACTTGCTATTAGCTCTTGGAATGATCCAACAACCGGATCGTCAGTTGCTATCTATAAAAACGATGTATTGTTCCAAACTATATCTCAAGCAGGTGTTTCATTATTTGGACAAAGTGTCTCTATCAGCGATGATGCAACTTACATTGCAATATCCGATCCAGTATACTCTGGATTCACACCTGCAATTACAAACCAAGGTCGTGTTGGAATTTATAGTATAGATTCTACTGGACTTTATATTAACACTGGTAATATAGTAAATCATCTACCAGAGCAAAATGGATTATTTGGTGTAAATGTTTCGTTTATGAATGATTATAAAACACTAGTTGTTTATAGTCAGTATGGCGATACTAGTATTACAACAACCTTTGATAAAACTACAACTACATTTGATAAAAATACTACAGCATTTACTGTTACAGAAATTAATAGTGGACGTGTTGATGTGTTTGATCGTTATGCTAACAAGTGGGTATTCAGCGAGTCATTGACAAAAGTGAACCCAGTAGTTACTGCTGGCAGTTTTGTAGCAGGCGATACTTACGCAATCCTATCACTTGGTACAACTGATTTTACAAAGGTTGGAGCCGCAAAAAATGCAGTAGGTGTTCAATTCACAGCAACCAGTGACGGTTCAGGAACTGGTACTGCGGCAATTATAACCTCAGAGTCTTTAGTCTTAGATGGTTACGGAACTGGATTTGCAGTTGGATCTAACCATATATTAGTTAGTGCTCCAGCAGGATTAGATCAAGGTTTACAATCTGGTCTAGTATACGACTACGGTAAGAAACCAAATAAATTTACATGGGAAGTTGCACATCAAGAAATTGAAAAACCTGATGTTAGTAAGATTAAAAAAGCATTCTTATATGATAGAGTGACCGGCGAGCTTGTAACATATATTGATGTAATTGATCCTGCTCAAGGAAAAATTGCTGGCGCCGCCGAAGAAGAATTAAAATATAAATCATTCTACGATCCTGCATCTTATTCTATTGGAATTGATGGCGTAAATATTAGTCCTACATCTGCATGGACTACCGATCAAGTAGGTATGTTATGGTGGGATTTAAGAACAGCTAAATTTCTAAATGCCTACGAAGACGATATTGTCTATAGAAATACCAACTGGACTACACTTGCACCGGGTGCAAGTATTGATATATATGAATGGGTTGGTTCAAGATTAAAACCTAGTGACTGGGATGCTCAAGCAGATACACCTGCTGGAATAGCATTAGGCATCAGTGGACAAAGCCTATATAGCGATTCTGTGTATAGTACAAAACAAACTTATAATAGTACAACACAGACATTTACAACTACATATTACTATTGGGTTAAAAATAAAAAGTTTATTCCAAATATTGCAGGTAGACATTTGGCCGCACAGGATGTTGCAAATCTTATTGGTAACCCACGCGGATATGGATATACATATCTTGCATTAACTGGATTAAACACATTCAGTCTTGTTAATGCTAAACAATATTTAAAATCTACAGACGTTGTATTAAGTGTAGAATATTGGTTAGGTAAGAAAACTGACCAAAATGTACATAGTCAGTGGAAAATTGTTAGTACTGATCCTAACACATATATTCCTCCAATCATTGAACAAAAATGGATTGATAGTTTATGCGGAAGAGATTCTGCAGGACGTTTGGTACCAGATCCACAATTACCTATTAAACTACGTTACGGTGTTGAAAATCGTCCACGTCAGGGTATGTTCATAAATCGATTTGAAGCATTAAAACAATTTATAGAATTAGCCAATCAGGTATTATTAGTAAATCAAGTTGTAGAAAATGATAACATTCTTAAATTAGAAAGTTATGATCCGCAACCTAGTACATTATCTGGACTATACGATACTATATTTGACACCGATGCCGAATTATCTTATGCTAACATTGGTAGTTTCACAAGAGCTAGCATTAGTCCTGTAATAACTGATGGTAAAATTGTAGGAATTAATATAGCTACTGCTGGTAAGGGATATGTAATTGCTCCTTATATCATGGTCAATGGCACAGGATCAGGTGCAAATCTTCGTGCAACAATCAATGCTAAAGGTCAAATTACTGGAGTAACCATTATTTCTGGCGGTGCTGGATATACTGACTCTACTACACTATCGATTCGTGATTACAGTGCGTTAGTAAAGAGTGATAGTCAGGCTAACGGCAATTGGAGTATCTATACATACGATCCAATACAAAAAACTTGGAACAGAACATTAACTCAAGCATACGATGTTAGAAACTTCTGGAGTTATGCTGATTGGTATGCAACTGGATTTAACCAGTTTACTGCGGCAGATTTTTCTGTAGCTACATTTGTAGAATTAAATTCTATCTCTCCCAAGGTAGGAGAAGTAGTTAAGGTTAGAACTGCCAATGCCGGCGGTTGGCTATTATTAGAAAAATACGCAGATGTTGTAAGTGTAGACTGGACACAGAGTTATAATGTTGTTGGTATGCAAAACGGTACTATACAATTAAATTCTAATTTATATCAAGTGGCCAATACAACATTAGGTTTTGATAATTTTATTTACGACGAGTCTGGATTTGATGCAGTAGCAGTTACTGAATTAAGAATTATCCTTGACACATTAAAACATAATATTTTTATTAATGATTTAAATGGTGCATGGTCAAATTTATTCTTTGCTACTGTAAGATATGTACATAGTGAACAACCGTATGTTGATTGGATATTTAAAACTAGTTTTGTAAAAGCACAACATAATGTTGGCGCATTAGATCAGCCAGTAACTTATCAACCTAATAATTTAAGCAACTTTGAGGATTATATTGCTGAAGTCAAACCTTATAAGACTAAAGTTAGAGAATATGTAAGCAACTATGAAAGTTTAGATACAGCACAGTTACCAATTACTGACTTTGATTTACAACCAATATTTGAAAAAGATGCAGTAACACTTGTACAAGCATTTGTAACAAACGGGGTAATTGTAGCAGGCGATCCTGCTATCAATACATATCCTTGGAAGTTCTGGTTAGATAATGCTGGTTACGAAGTTACTGAAATTGTATTAACTACTAACGGTTCAGGATATGTAACTGCTCCAGACGTTGTGTTTATTAGCGACAGTGGTGCAGGAGCAACTGCTAAAGCATACATTAGTAACGGTTCAGTTAACAGAGTTGTATTAATAACTTCTGGTGCTGGATATTATGCCGCACCAAAAATTATATTAAATGGTGGATTAGGAGTCGACGGTGTACAAGCAAATGCTGTTGCTATTATTGGTAATAGTGTTGTACGTTCTAGCAAAATTGGTATAAAATTTGATAGGATTGATCGTAAATATTATATTACTCAACTACAAAAAGTTGAAACATTTACCGGCACAGGATCTCGTGTTCAATGGCCATTAACATGGGCTCCAGATAATCGCATTGGACAGAGTGTTGTAACAGTCAATAATGTACCAGCACTACGTGATAACTATACATTAAACATTGTTTCTAATACTAGTAAAGGATTTACAAGTTATTCTGGTACTATAACATTTACAACTGCTCCTGCAAAAAATTCTACTATTGTTGTAACTTATATTATAGACGAAAGTTTCTTAGGATTTGCTGATAGAATACAATATTATTATAATCCTGAATCTGGACAGCTAGGCAAAGATCTTGCACAGCTAATGACAGGTATCGACTACGGCGGCGTGATTATTAACGGCCTTGGTTTCCAAATATCTAATGGTTGGGATAGTTTACCATACTTTGCAGATAAATGGGATAGCTATGATGAAACATTTAAAGATTATATTACTGTAGTAACTGCTGGTACAAACTCATTCACATTGCCCTACGTTCCTACAAATAATACACAACTAAACATTTACAAGCGAGCTATTAATACTGAATCCTATGTAAGTGACGGTGTAACTACTAGCTACACATACAATATACACGATATTAATCCTTATGTTACTGCATCGGTAGTATTGGCAACTAGTGGTATTACACACAACTTTGTTAATATTAATCAAGTATCGGGTGTGTACGGAAATATATTGACATTGGATAGTACAGCAAATATTGTTGCTGGAATGCAAGTACTTGGCACTGGATTTGCATCTGGACAAACAGTATTCAGTGTAGTTGATGCAGTCACTTTAAGATTAAGTGCCGCACCAGATTCATTGCCTAGCGGGTCTTTAGTATTTTCACAAAATATTAAAGGCAGCTCAACTGTAACTATAACAAGTACAGCTGGAATTAAAATTGGCGACAAGGTATCTTGTATTGATGTAAATGCATTTAGTTATAGCACTGTAGTTACAGCTATTATTGATAGTACTAAAGTTCAAGTAAGTTCTATTTTGTATAGAAGTATTCCTAACGGTATCTATGTAACATTTGAAAGAGATCTAGTGCAACCAACAGATGTCATTATACATTCTGACGGACATATTAGTTTAACTAATTTATCCAACAGTAAGATTATAGCCGGTACCACAATTAGTATTATTGGAGGATTGAATCCAATTAGACTAGATGATCCTAATTATGATATTGCGTTATACATTGGACAAATAATTGAAGCACTGGCATACGATCTTGCATACGATCTACAACAGTTCCAAACTATTAGAGTTGGATTAACTTTAAGAAATCTTGTTACTACTTACGGTTACAGGTCTCAAGAAATTAATTTAAGTATTAATAATATTATTTCTAATATAGCAAAACTTCCAGCAGTGATATCTGCCCTAACAAATCCTACATTTGCTACTGGATATACACTAGTGACAAATACAATACAGAATATTGTATCAGGTCAAATTGTTCCAATATGGTTGGCATTATCAGCATCTGCGCCGCAAGATCCAAGCGGTGGGCAAGCAGGTTGGTTATTAGATGACAATATTCCTTTCTTACAAGCAGAACTGATTGCATGGATAACTGCAAACTATCCAAGCGTTGTGTTTGATCACACTGATTTTCAAACAAGAATTCAACATATTGTTGAAGGTCTGACCTATGACTTATTTAAAGGTGGAAATAGAGAAACAATTTATCAAGGTATAGACTACTGGTATTATATTAATAATACAGGTTTCTTACAACCACTTACATTCTGGACTGGATTATTTGCTAAGTTAAATTCGCTTTCGCAGTCAATTATAACTAACACAACTGTAACTAGATTACAAACAGCAGTGTTCCAGTATAAAAATAATGCGTGGACAAACGGTAATCTAGCTACTACAATTATCAGCAATAACATTACTACATTGTTGAGTGTTGTAACTAGTGCGGCAAGTCCACAGCCGATAGTAACACAGCCAACCGCTACACTAAATGCTAGTGCAACTGCTATACTAGCGGCCAAGACTTCACTGACACCTTTGGTTAATCCAAATGCAGTTGTTAATACATTCTTAGCAGATGGCTCAACAGATACGTTTACTTTACCTAGTCCGTATAATGTTGTCGATGGCGGATTGAGTACAGATATTATCGATGCTAGTATAGACGATGGCGGCACAGCCGGTACAGTATTTGGCGGTTTAACCGATGTTGTAGTAGATGGTAACTCAGCAACTGCTAAGGCATTTACAGTGTTAACTGGAGATGAGTTTATCATTAGGGAAACTACTAGCGATGGCAGTATCAAACCTAAAGATACAGACTACGATACAAGTTTAAGCGGCGGCGACACTAGCACACTAAGCGGTGCGTATGCAACTGCCACAGGTATTGCCGCAGATGACATCATTGTTGACGGCGACGATTTAGTTACTCCTACAACAAGTCCAGCACCAGAAGAAGTTGTTCCAGGACAAGTAGTAGATACAGTAGCTATTAAGGTATTTGATAAACCAAATACTGGATCTGGACAGATAAAGGTAGACAATTATCTAGCAGATGGAACTACCAAGACATTTAAGTTGACACAAACACCAAACAGTCCAGGTGCAGTTATTGTTAAAGTTGATAATTTAATTAAAACAATGTCTACAACAACTGTAACTAACGACTATGTTGTAGACTATCCAAATAATCAAGTAGTGTTTACAACAGCACCTGCCGCTAGCACAACTGTTACCTTATTCAGTATTGGATTTAATGGCGCTAATATATTGGATATTGATTATTTTGTTGCAGACGGTACAACAACTGAGTTTGTTACAAATGCTTCTTGGGTAACTCCAATTAACAGTCTAGTATATGTTGATGGTGTAGTAGCTAACCCTGCTATATTTAAAACTGATGCAAGTTATGAATTATCAAATGCAATAGCATTTAGATTTGCATTACCACCAGCTAAGGGACAGGTAATTAACTTTATCATTGTTAATGGCAGCGATCAAGCATACTCTATTACTAAAGTAGAAACTATTGCAACTACTGGCGCAACAACTTATACACTACAAAACACAATAGGCAATGCATTGCCTAATGAGTCTAACATGATTGTGCGTGTAGATCAGAATATTTTACAAGCACCAAGTAATACATATTTTACAATTGGTAGCAACAGATTAAATTATTCAATTGATAAAACTAAATTTGTTCCATATTCAATACCAGCAACTGACATTCATGTAATAGTTGGAAATACATTATTGACTCAGGGTACTGATTATCTTGTAGATCTTGGCGGAATTACAATTAAGATCAATAAAACCATTTATAAAAATTATACAGGACAACAGTTGATCATCAGTGTAATAACCGATCAAAGCTACTTGTATAATCCAGCTACAAATCAAATTACATTTAAAACTGCCTACGACAACACACATCTAGTACAAGTTATTAGTAGTTACAAGCATGATATTTTAGATATTGAAAGAACTACAATCAGTGTTAGCACCAGTGCAACCTTAATTGCAGATACTTCTGATTACTATTATTATCAGAATATGTCTGGCGGCTTATTAAAACTAGACAGACCAGTTGTTAACGACAATTATATTTGGGTAATCAAGAACACTATGTTATTAACACCTAGTGTTGACTACAAACTTAACGATGACCATCAAAGTATCACACTTGGTGCTAACTTGATACAGACTGACAAAGTAACATTGATTACATTCGGTAGCAATATATTACGTGCAGGTATTGCTTATATGCAATTTAAGGATATGCTAAACCGTGTAAGCTATAAACGCCTAAGTGCAAATAAACAAGCTATGTTAGCAAGAGATTTACATTGGAATGATACACAGATTCTACTAGATAATGCATCTACATTTGATTTGCCTAATCCGGCAAACAACCGTCCGGGTGTGGTTGAAATCCGTGGAGAGCGTATTGAGTATTTTGCTAAAGATGGAAACACATTAAGTAAATTACGCAGAGGCACACTGGGCACTGGTGTTCAAACAATAAACTTACAAGGAACAACTGTACAGGATATTGGTACTAGCGAAACATTACCTTATACAGATACACAAGTGGTTAAACAAATCATCAGCGATGGTAGTTTAATTGTACCTTTAGATTTTACTCCAAAGAGTGTAAATGAAATTGAAGTGTTCGTAGGCGGCTATAATGACGGAACTATCTGGGAAAGCGGTGCAACTTATCCTGCGGGCATGATTGTTAATGTTGGAGTTTATACTTACAGATGTTTAACAAGTCATATCAGCGGTGCAACATTCTACGACACAGTTAGTACTGTGACAATTAATGCTGATGGAACTAATACTGTATTAACTACTGGAATTGCCAGCAGTAAAGTATGGAAATTCTTTATTGGAAATATTCGCCTAAAGAAAACTGCTTATAGTGCATTTAATATTAACCAAGCACCGTATAGTCCAGAAGGTGATGTACCATTTACAGCAGACTTTACAGTTGACGGCGCAACTGCGGCAATAACATTAACTAACGCAATAACATTTGGCACACAAATTACAGTGATTAAAACTACTGGACAAAGTTGGGACCAGACTACAAATGTGTTGTACGATTCAGGAAAGGTCAGCGAATTCCTACGTGCAACTCCAGGCATCTGGTATAAAGAGTATAAAACAATAAGTACTATAGCAGACGGACTATTTGATAGTGCCGGTGACACATTAGACAATACCGATTTAACATTCGATCAAGGAACTTAAGATGACGCAACAAATTTTAAACATAGGAGCGGCCCCGGGTGATAAAACTGGGGACACCTTGCGTACTGGCGGACAAAAAATAAATGCAAATTTTGCAGAACTATATACAACTTTAGCAACAACTATTTTACCTAGTAGGAATAATAATGCTGGCAAAGCATTATATACTGACGGATCGTTGTTATATTGGGGAACTGTTACAGCTACTAACGGAGTTGTAACTACTGGTAGCTACAATGATCCAGCATGGATTACTGGAATATCTCCTAGTAAAATTTTAGGGCCAGTTCCTGCGGCTCAAACATTAGTTAACGGTGCATACACTCTTATTTTCAATACAAGTGGCGGATTAGTATTTCCAGATACTTCAATACAGACAACAGCTTATTTAGGTACAGCTACTACTAGCATGGTTGGTGGTGTTAAACCAGATGGTACAACAATCACAATTAACAACGGTATTATTAGTGCCGCAAGTGCATACACATTGCCCACAGCAACTACAAGTGTACTAGGTGGTGTTAAGGTCGATGGTACTAGTATTACAATTAATAACGGTGTTATCAGCGGAGCAAGCACTTATACATTACCAATAGCAACAACAAGTGCATTAGGTGGTGTTAAAGTTGATGGAACTAGTATTATAATTAGTAACGGAGTAATTAGTACAAGTGTAACTGGCTCGGTTGTATTCAAAGGTACTTGGAACGCCGCAACTAACACTCCTACATTAGCTAGCGGAACTGGAACAACTGGCTGGCAATATGCAGTTAGTGTAGCAGGAACAAGAAATTTAGGTGGCGGATCTCAAACTTATAATGTTGGAGATTTTATAATTTATGATGGTGCTAACTGGATTGATATTTCTGGAAATAGTGGTGTAACTTCATTTAATACACGTCAGGGAGCAGTTACATTGACCAGCAGTGATGTTACTACTGCGTTAGGATTTACTCCAATTCAATCAAGTAATATAACTATAGCAACTACCACAGCAAGTGGCGGCGGCAGTTTAACTTATAATGCTGGAACATTTACATTTGCTCCAGCAAGTATCCCAACTTATACTGTAAACACACAAGCGGCCAGCGGCAGCGGTAGTTTAAGTATTACTGGAACTGTACTTACATTTACCCCAGCAGCCGCGTATGCGTTACCTACAGCTACTACTAGTGTACTAGGTGGTGTTAAAATTGATAACAACACCATTGTAATTAATAATGGAGTTATTAGTGTTGGCGGCGCATTAACTAGTGCTACGATATTTAAAGGCTCATGGGATGCTTCAACAAACACTCCTACATTGGGTTCGGGTACTGGTGTAGCAGGCTACGAATATATTGTAAGTGTTGCCGCAACAAGAGATATTGGCAACGGTAGTACAGTATGGTCTGTAGGTGACTTGGTAATATATGACGGAGCCAAATGGGTACGTATTCCAAGCGGTAATAATGTCGTATCATTTAATACACGACAAGGTGCTATTACTTTAACTAGTACAGATATTACTACAGCTTTAGGATTCACTCCAGGTACAGTTACATCAACTAGTGTTGTTAGTGCAAACGGATTTGCAGGAACAGTAGCAACAAGCACATCAACTCCTGCTATTACAATTTCAACAAGTATTACTGGACTACTAAAAGGTAATGGCACAGCTATATCTGCCGCAACCGGTGGCACTGATTATATTTCTCCAAGCACAACTGGTCAGACAATTACAGATACATCCGGCGGCACAAATTATACATTAAAGATTGCAAATGGAACAACTGGTGCTGTATTTGGAATTGGTACTGGCAATAATGCATATGGTATTGCTAATGATGCTCTTAATAACACTATTTCAGGATATGTTCCTTATACAGTAAGTGCAAGTACAATAACATTCAAAGCTGGCGCAAGTGCTCCGGCAACAGCATTAAGTATTGCAAGCAACGGTACAGTAACTATTGGTACATTAGCAGGATTATTAAAAGGTACTAGTGGTGTTATATCAGCTGCCGCGGCATCAGATATTAATACAACATTTGGAAGTCAAACACAAAATTATGTTTATGCCGCTCCAGGCAGCGGTGGTAACGGTAATCCAGCATTCCGTTTATTAGTAGCCGCAGACATTCCAGGAACATTAGCCGCAACAACATTCAGCGGTAATGTAACATACAATGCTAGTACACAAATTATTGGTGATTTTGATAATGCTACATTTGCAAACCGTACAGTATTCACAACTAAGACAGCTAATGCCAACCCAGGTATATATGCTGTACCAAATGGCACTGGTACTGCGGCCAGCTGGCAAGCATTGAACAACAGTAATCCAACTAACGCAAGTAAGATCTTAATTGCTACTAACGGTAGCACTGATGTACAACTTGTATCAGGCATCAACGGTACCGGTACATACTTGCCATTAAGTTTTTATACTAACGGAAGTCAACAGATGCAGTTAACAGTAGCTGGTACGCTAATAGCAACAGCCGCAACAGCTACATCAACAAGTACAGCCGCAAGTTTAGGCTATATTGGTAGCCCAATTAATACACAAGCTAGTACATATACACTAGTGATAGGCGATGTTGGTAAGACAATTTATGCAGGTGGTAATTTAACAATACCAGCTAACGGAACTACGCCTTTCCCAGTAGGTACTATTATCAACGTGATAGCCAGCGCAGGTATAACTATCGCCATCGGTGGAAGTGATGTATTACAATGGGGCGGCCAGGCTACAAGTCAAACTGGTACACGTACTGTAGCAACTTATGGTATGGCGTCATTGCAAAAAGTGACAAACACTACCTGGTATATTAGCGGTGTAGGAGTGACCTAATATGGCTGGAGCATTAACAGCAACTCGTGGTACACTTGTACCTGCCGGCGGCGGCGGCTTCTTGCCGTTCGATTTTACAGGCCCGCCACAGAGAGTCAGTGCTAGTTTTAACGGATCAAATCAATACCTAAGTGCTCCAGCTACAGGTACACGTGGCACATTTATCTTTACAGGTGATTTCACAGTTGAAGCATGGTTTTATCCAACAAACTTAACCGGAACCCATACACTGTTTTCATTAGGCACAGAAGCC